TGTGGGGCCTCGATATGAGAGGCAGAGCGTCCTCGCCCTCGACGAACGAGTTCGTCCAGTTCGACCAGGACGGCTCCGACCCGATCGGGGTCGTCGACGAGCAGCGCGACGAGATCGCCGGCAACACCGGCTACGAGCCGAACGTGCTCGTCCTCGGCCGCGGCACCTTCCGGGGAATCAAGAACCACCCGGAGGTCATCGACCGCGTCAAGTACACCCAGCGTGGCGTGCTGACCGCCGAGCTGCTCGCCGAGCTGTTCGGCGTCGAGAAGGTGCTCGTCCCCGGCGGCGTGCAGAACACGGCGGCCGAGGGCCAGGACGACGCGATCGACTTCATCGTCGGCAAGAACGGGATGCTGCTCGTCTACGCGGCGTCCGCGCCGTCGATCGACGAGCCGTCCGGCGGGTACACGTTCGCGTGGACCGACCTGATCGCCGGCGCCGGCAACGCGTTCGGCGGCGTGATCCAGCGTCGCCGGGTCGACGAGGCGCACTCGGACGAGGTGGAGATCCGCGTCGCGGCCGATCAGCGCCAGGTCGCTAGCGAGCTCGGCGTCTACTTCGACGCGGTCGTGTCCTGATGGACGGCGGCGGCTACATCGCCGTCGCCCGTCTCAGATGGGGCGACGGCTACATCGAACCGGGCGAACTCGTTCCCGTCGAGGAGGGACGCAACTACACGTCCCTCCTGCGGCTGGGCCGGATCGCCCGGGTGCAGGACTTGCAGCTCTCCGACGACCAGGCGCGCGACACGATCGCGAAGCTCCAGGCTCGCATCGCCGAGCTCGAGGCCGGCAGCAAGCCGGACGCCGACCTGCTCGACCTCGACGAGCTGCCCGACGAGGTCGACGGCGTCGTCCTGCTCGATGGCCGGCCGGGCCGGGAGCGGGAAGTCGACGTCGAGGACGGCACGCAGGGCGAGTACCGCAAGCGGCCGTCCGCGACGGTCAAGGCCGCGAAGCTGGTCGCCGACGTGAAGGTCCTCACTCCGCACGGCGTGATGGACGGCCACGCCGGCGACTGGCTGCTCGTCAACACCGGCAACGGTGAGGCGTGGCCGGTCGACCCGCCGTACTTCGACGCCAACTACGAGCCGGCCGAGACCGGCGAGGACGCGGCGAACGCCGGCGACCCGCTGCCCGACGGCGTCGTGGAGACGTCGCCGGGCTGGTTCGAGCTGCCCGACGGCCGCAAGGTCCGCCGCAAGGACATTCCCGCGGCGCTCACCGAGAAGGGCTGAACCACCGTGGCGTGGACCTACAGCGGCAACCCGGCCTCGTCGGATCGTGACGCGGTCCGGTTCGAGATCCAGGACACCGACCAGTCCACGCCGCTGGTCTCCGACGAGGAGATCGACTACGCGCTCGATCAGGAGGGAAGCGTCCTCGCAGCAGCTGCCCGCTGCTGCGAGGCGCTCGCCCGCAGATTCGGCAGCCAGGCCGACCTGTCGATCACGTCGGCCGGCGACTCGGTCAAGCGCTCGTACGCGGCACGGGCCACGAACTACATGGCGCTCGCCGAGAGACTCCGGGCGCGTGTCGGATCGTCGACCGGCACGCCATGGTACGGCGGCGGCTCCAAGGCCGGCAAGGCGGCGCTGCGCAACGATCCCGACCGGGTCCAGCCGGCGTTCCGCCGCGGCCAGTTCGACTCGGGGCGGGCGTGATGAGCGCGCTGTCACCCGACGAGATCGCGCAGGCGCGGGCGGACCTCGCGACCACGCTGCCCGACAGCTGCACGATCAGCCGCAAGACCCGGGTCCCTGACGGCGGCGGCGGGTCCGTCGAGAGATGGACGCCCGTCGCGACCGGCGTCCCGTGCCGGCTGCATCCCGCGTCGGCGGCCGCGGGCGGTGGCGCCGGCATGGACGTCGGCGGAGGTCGGCTCAATGACGAGACGACGCACATCGTGACGCTGAACCCGAAGACCGACGTTCGGCTCGAGGATCGGATCGATGTCGACGGGGCCCTGTTCGAGGTGCTCACGGTGCGGCGCGGCGGGGCGTGGGAGCTGCAGCGCCACGCCGAGGTCAAGGGGGCGTGATGGCGAAGACGACGCACGTCACGCTCAGATCCGACATACCCGGGGTGATCGCCCGCTCCGAGGCGAAGGCCGCTGCGATCGTCGCGAAGACCGGGATCGACATCGAAGCCGGCGCGAAGGAACGCGCCCCGGTCGACACCAGCAACCTGGAGAACTCGATCGCGTGGGCGCCCACCGGCACCTACGAGGGCGAGGTGATCGTCGGCGCCGAGTACGGCCTCTATGTTGAGGACGGGACGGTCCATCCGCCTCGCCACTACAAGACGTCGATCACCGACCCATCACGCGGTCTGGCGGTGCCGGTCGCCCACTACACGCGGGGGTACACGATCGCGCCGCAGCCGTTCCTGGCGCCGGCGGTCGAGGACGCCCGCGGTCCGTTCGAAGCTGCTGTCGGGCAGCTCTACTCGTGATGGCCTTCTCGGTCCGGGCCGCGCTCTACGCCGCGCTCGTCGGCGATCCCGAGTTGGTCGCGATGCTCGGCGACCCGCTCGGCGGACAGCCGAGCATCTTCCACCAGGTCGCGCCGCTCGCCGCCGGCTTCCCGGTCGTGATCTTCGCCAAGCAGGCCGGGAACCCGCGCTGGACGTTCGCCGGCCCACCCACCGACTCCGAGCTGTGGATGGTGAAGGCGATCAACGAGGGTGAGTCGGCGTCGGCCGCGGAGACGATCGCAGGCGAGATCGACCGGGTCCTCACCGACGCCGCGCTGACGATCGACGGCCGCGGGCTGCTGTGGCTGCGCCGCGAGTCCGACGTCGACTACCTGGAGCAGTCCGGCCCAGACCTCTACCACCACGTCGGCGGCATCTACCGGCTGATCACGGAGCGGACCTGATGGCGTCCCCGACTGAGATCCGCCGTGCGATCTCCGCCCTGCTCGACTCGCTGGACGGTGTCGACGTGCAGGTCGCGCCCGCGGCTGTCGAGTACGGCGCCCGCGAGCTGCACCAGGCGTTCGCCGTCCGGATCCTCACCGGCCCCGCCGGCGACGAGGCGGCCGAGCTGCTGCTCGACGAGCTGATCGCGCCCGACGGCGGCCGGTCCGTGAAGCGGCTCGTCGAGACCGACCCGACGCTCGGCGGCCTCGTCACCGACACGACGGTCACGAGATGCACCGGCTGGCAGCTCTTCCCCCGCGGCGACATGGCGGCGGTCGGCGCCACCTGGACCGTCTCGACCCTCTCCTAACCCTCACCTGAAGGGAGGCGCCCGTGAAGGCGCGCAGGTACCGCGTGAGCGGCACCCACCCGGTCTTCCGGCATCAGCCGGGGGCCGTGTTCGAGCGGGCGATCCCGCCCGACCAGGAGGCCTTCCTGCTGCGCTGCGGCGCGATCACGCGCGAACCCAGCAAGGCCTCCAGACGTCCGCGCAGACGCGCGGCCAAACCGGCGAGAGCGCCGGCCACCAGCACCAGCACGCCGACGGACGCCGGCGACAACCCCGAGGAGTAGCCCATGCCCAAGCTCGTCCTGAAGGACTGCGTGATCGAGGTCAACGACGTCGACCTCTCCGCCCGCGCGTCCAGAGTCACCATCACCAGCTCGAAGGCGCTCGTCGACTCGACGTCGTTCGGCGCCAGATACAGACAGTCCGAGGTCGGGTTGGGTGACGGCAACATCGCCATCACCTTCCAGCAGGACTACGACGCGGCCAGCGTGGACGCGACGCTCTGGCCGATCCACGAAGCCGACGACCACTGCAGAGTGCGCGTCAAGCCGACCAGCGCCGCGACCGGCGAGACCAACCCCGCCTACTACATGGACGACGCGGTCCTGCCCGACTACACGCCGCTCAACGGCTCCGTCGGCGACCTCAGCACCGTCGACGTCACCTTCCAGAACGCCGGCCAGAGAGGCATCACCCGCGAGATCGTCGACCCGACCCCGTGAGCGAGATGAGCACCGACATCACCACCACCCAGCCCACCACCCCCAGCGACGATTCCGGCCAGGTCATGCTGACCAAGGACCAGATCCTCGCGCTGCCGTCCGACATCGTCGAGGAGATCGTCGATGTCCCCGAATGGGGCGGCTCCATCCGGATCCGGTCGCTGACCGCCGCCGAGCTCGCGAAGGTCCGGCAGGCGTCGATCAGATTCAAGACCAACGGCGGCGGCGACTTCATCTTCGCCGAGCAGGAGAAGCGCCAGTTCGAGTACGGCGTCGTCGAGCCGAAGTTCACGAAGGAGGAGGTCAACGTCCTCTTCCACAGAAGCGCCGCCGCCTGGAGACGGGTGATGGACGCGCTCGACCGGATCTCCGGCACCAGCGACCAGGACCGCAGAGAGGCCGAGGCCGCCTTTCCTGCGGGCGGGCGGGACGGATCGGACTGACCCGACCGACGAGGACGTCCGCCGACGGTTCCTTCTGGAGCTGTCGGAGCGGATGGGCATGACCGCAGCCGAGCTCGGCGACCGCATGTCGGCCGCCGAGCTCGAGCAGCGAATCGCGCTCGAGCACGTTCGTGCGATCGAGCGCCAGCGCCAACGCGCACAGGACCAGTAGCCGCACACATCCCCACGTCCACGGAAGGGAGGTGATCCCGTGGACCACGTCTCGCTGCTGAAAGCCCGGGTCGCGATCGACGGGATCGCCAAGGCCAACGCCGAGCTGGCCGCCTTCGACGCCCACATGCGTCAGGTCGCCCGGTCCGCACAGGCCGCCGGGATCGACCTCGACGCCGTCAGCGACGCCTCCAGAGCCATCGACCGAGAGGTCACGAAAGCGCGCACCGCGTTGAACGGCGCCGAGTCCGACCTCAAGAAGACCGCCCGCGCGTCCGACCAGACCGCCGCTGCCGCCAAAGGCATGGGCCGCGACCTCGACGCTGCACGCGCCAGCACACGCGGGCTCACCGGCGACCTCGGCACCCACCGGCAGCAGACGCAGGCGGCGGCCGGCAGCCTGCAGGGGTTCGCTGCCGACCTGCGGCGCGTCCACGACGACGCCGGCCGCACCGGCTCGGGCCTGTCAAGACTCGGCCGTGACCTGCACCAGGCGCGCGCCGAGGCCGCCGAAGCCGCCGAAGCCGCCGAGCAGCTCCAGCGCGAGGTCGCGAAGGGCATCAGAGACGACCAGTACGAGCACCTCGCCGCCCGGCTCGCGAGATCCCGGGCGGCGGCCGACTCCGCCCGTGTCGGCATCGGCGGGTTCGGCGACGACCTCCGCCGCGCCCAAGCAGCGGTCACCGACGCGAACAGCACCTTGCCGCCGTTCGCGACCGATCTCGACCGTGCCCGCCGCGCCGCTGACGGCGCCGGCAGATCGCTCGGCGACACCAACCGCGAGACCGAACGGGTCAGCGCCGGCCTCGAACGCGCCCGCCGGGTCGTTGCCGACGCGAACGCCGAGCTCGACAAGACCGGGATCGTCTCCACCGCCACCCAAGCTCACCTCCGAGACCTCGCGTCCCGCGGCGTCGCCGGCCTCGACAAGGACATGGACCGGATGCGCTCCACGGTCGCGAAGGCCCGCGCGGAGCTGGCCGACACCGGGTCGTTGTCGCGCCGCACCGTACGTGACCTCGAACGGCTCGGCGACGGCGGCCGCGGCGCCGGCGGCGGACTCGCGCTTCTGTCTGCCGGCCTGGCCGGTCTGCCCGGCGGGGTCGGGATGCTCGCCGCCTCCGTCGCCGTGCTGGTGCCGATGCTCGTCGCGTTCGGCGGCGCGGCCGTCGCTGTCATCGCCGCGCTCGGCCCGCTTGTCGGGCTTGCCGGCGCTGCCGCCGTCGGCCTCACCGCCGCCGCTCAGGGGTTCGGGGTGTTCAAGCTCGCCACCTCCGGGATCGCCGAGGCGCTCAGAGAGCAGACGTCCAGCCAGGGCCAAGCGACGAAGGCGGCACTCACCGCCGGCAACCAGCAGCGCACCGCCGCCCGACAGATCGAGTCGGCGCTCGACGGGGTCCGCAACGCGCATGAGCAGGTCCGGTCCGCGATCCAGCGTGTCGCGGACGCGCAGCACGGCGAGCAGGTCGCCGCCCGCGGGGTCACTCAGGCGCAGCGCGGCGTCGTTGACGCTGTCCAGCGGGTCGCTGACGCGGAGCGGGCCGCCCGTGACGCACAGGCCGGACTGACGCAGGCGCGGCTGGATGCGCGCCGCGGCCTGGTCGACATGCGGCTCGCGCTGTCGCAGGCCGCGACCGCCGAACAGGACGCCGCCTACCGACTCAAGGACGCCCGCCAGGCGCTCGCGCAGCTTCAGGCAGGCCCGTCCACCGCAGCGCTCGCCCAGGCCCACCAGCGGGTCACCTCGGCGATGAACAGCGAACAGCGGACGTTGATGCAGCTCCGTGACGCGCAGCGCGCCTACAACCAGCTGCTCGCCGGCCCCTCCGACACCGACATCGGCAAGGCGCACCTGTCGGTCTCCCAGGCGCAGCATGCGCAGGAGCAAGCGTCGCTTGACCTCGCTGCCGCGCAGAGAGCGGCGACGGAGGTGATGGCGTCATCCGCCGCAACCGACTACGAGAAGCAGCAGGCGGCGCTGCGGCTGGCGATGGCGCAGGACACGCTCGCCGAGGCCGGCTACCGGGTCAGAGACGCGCAGGACGCGCTCGCGCGGGTGCAGGCCGGCCCGACCGACGAGGAGAAGGCCCGTGCCGTCCTTGACATCGCCGAAGCGCAGGACGCGGTCGCGAACGCTGCCGGGTCGCGTGTCGACGCCGAGCGCGACCTTGCGCAGCTGCATGCCGGCGCGTCCAGCGACCAGATCGCGCGGGCGCTGCTCGCGGTCAGACAGGCACAGGACCAGCTGACCGCGGCAACGATCGCCCGCCGCCGCCAGCAGGCCGACCTGAACACCGCCGAGCGGGCCGGCGTCGACGGCGCCGCTCAGGTC